TAATGGCGGACATCGACAAAATATCTGCAGACATCAAGTCCATGATGGACGAACCGACTGATAGTGTTCCTATTAAAGAAGATTATGATTTAAAATATGAGCCAAGTAAAATTGGTGGCCTTGCAACATTAGGAGCAGTCGGGGGCGCTGCAGCGTATTTCCTGAGCCGTGCACCTGGGATCGGGAGAGTGGCAAGAACATTCTCGACTAAGATACCCAGAGTTCCCGATGCACGGACCACGGACAAAGTCGTAAACGATCAAGTTGATGAAATCTTAACCATCACTCCAACTCGTATGGATCGAGCAAGAGAGACGATCCAAGCTTCACGACCCGCGGATCCAATGGCAGAGGCTGCAATGCAAATTAAAAAAGCAGTCGATATTAATCCGTTATCGGTTGCAGGAACTAAAACAAGGTTTGGTTCTGCAGTATTCGATTTCATCGCAAAACATCCAAGTAAAAAACCTTTAAAACCTCAAGCATGGATTAATGAGTTTTCTTCTGAAGGACGTATGGGTCAATTAAAAGTTCCGAATACAAATATCAGAGCAAACATTACGAGAGAAGAATTAGAAGAAACGAACATTGCAAAGTTTGATAAAGACGGAAAACTTGTAGCTGGATTTTTAAAAATAGCTAAAGACAAAAATATCCCTGTATCTAAATTTGATTTACTAGAAATGGTTCAAAAATCTCCTGCTTTAAATTTAAAAACAAAAAGACATTTTTATGTTGGGGACATGGATAAGAAAACAGATGCTGCCGTAGATTTATTTGTGGCTAAAGCGACTGCTGCTAAAAATAAACTTGCATCATTTGGAGATGATTTTTCTGATGAGATAAGTAGCATCAATGGAAGCATTGCTGATGCAAAAGCAATTAAATCAAACATGCAAGCACAGATTATTGAAGGGGTGCCTGATTTAAATTCACCTACAAATATAAAGGATATGATGAGTGGTTTGGTAAAATTATCTGACAAAGTCAAAGATAGAAAAGGTGTTGAACTTGTGACAAGAGATGAAGCTGCTGATCTTTTAAAATCCTATCGTAACATGAATAGAGCTTATGATTTAAATAAAACACAAGGCTCTATGCCTAAGTATGGAGATCAATACAGTTACAGAGAAAGAGGTGGAGAAAAATATTTTGAAGATGTGGTTTATTATCCAAAAGAAGTTCCCTTTGGTTTAAATTATACTGGAGGACATTACTCAGGCGTTAAAAACCAAATTGTTCATACAAGATATGCCATGCGTTCTTTACAAGACAATCCAAATAAAAAAGTTTATGCAATTGATGAAATACAATCCGACTATTCAAGATCACTTGAAGATGCAGGTAAGGTTGGACAAAGGTTAAATCCATTTAACGTAGAACAAGAATATGTTTTCTATAGTTCTGTAATTAAAAACAAAGTGAAAGAAATGAAAACTCTAACAGATAAAGGTTTGAAGATGACACAAGATGATATCTTTGAAGCTAAGAGATTAGATAATGAAATTGAAGAATTGAAAAAGACAACGGTTAATGCTTTCAACATGAACAATAAACAGTATAAAGAATTACCACCCTATCTGCCAATGCTAGAAAGAGCACAATACAATGACTATGCAGTTAAGAATTTATTAAAACAAGCAGCGGATGATGGTATTGAATGGGTAGTCGTAAATCCAACTGAGCGAATTCATGTTGCACTTGATTTAAACAAAGGTAAAAATCAATTTGGTAAATTAGGAAATTGGAATGCTTATGGTGCTGCAGATGGTAGAGCAGGTATAAAAGGAGTGAAAGCTAAAAGTGAAAAGAAAAGTAGAAAAGGGGAAAAGAATGTCACCTTTGATACCAATTATAAAATGATGGCATCCGTACCTGAGACATTTAAAAAACTAGCTAAGCAATATAATTCAGAAGCTAAAATGATTAAGGTATCTAAATCCGATCCAAACAAACCATTTAAAATAGTTGAAAACATTTATGATGACGAAGCGGTGGCTAAAAAATTAGGATTAACAGGAGCTCAAAATGAAAGACATATTGCAGCTTTTAAAACTAGAGAAGAAGCTGAAGCTTTAAAAACACCAGGAATGCTTAAAGAGATTCAAGCAAATGACCCTGATAATTACTATTATGCATTTGGAATTAAGATTACCCCAGAAATGAAAGGAACTCCGTTCAAATTGTACAGACGTGAGGGAGGACTAGTCGTTAATCTATTTGCATGATAATATAAACCTGTTATAACAATAAGGAGATAATTATCATGGCAAGCAAAAAAATGAAAAAAGCTTTAGCTTTGGGAATCGGTGCTACTTTAGGTGCTAAATTCTTAGGGGCAAAAGCTAACGCGGCTAAAAAACTTTTAGCCTCTCAACAAGTCGATACTGGAGATTTCGGATCTGAAATGGCTAACGACACTAATCTAATCAAAGGCACATCTAAAGCTTTATTAGGTGGGGACAAAGCAACAAAACCAGCAGGGTTCTTTGGAAAAGCTAAAAAATTTTTAAGTGATGAAGTTTTTACAACTAACCCTAAGACAAAAGCTTTTACAATCAAAAAAGGACCTAAATCAAGTGAAGAATTCGGTTTAGGTATGTATGATATGAATAAAGGCGGAATGCTTAAAGCCAGTAACGGTATGATGGTAGAGTCTAGAGGAAATAAATTAGCGAGAACTAAAATTACAAAACTATCATAATGGCTGAAGTTGAAAGACAAACAGATCTTCCAGAAGAAGAAATTAATGAAGAAGCTGAGGTTGTCGTTGAAGCACCAGAGGATGAAGAAGTTTTTGAAGAAGAGCAAGAAGATCCTAATGCGTTTTATGACAACCTGGCTGAAACTATGGATGAACGAACGCTAGGTCGTTTGTCTTCACAACTTATTCAAGATTATAAAAAAGATAAAGTTTCAAGAGCAGATTGGGAACAAACTTACACCAATGGTTTAGAGTTACTTGGTTTCAAATACCAAGACCAAACAAGACCGTTCCAAGGTGCGAGTGGCGTGACCCATCCATTACTAGCAGAGGCAGTTACACAATTCCAAGCACAAGCTTATAAAGAATTATTACCATCAGAAGGACCCGTAAGAACACAGGTCGTAGGTGCAAGAACTCCAGAAACAGAGAACCAAGCACAACGAGTACAAGATTTTATGAACTACATGATCATGGAGAAAATGGAAGAATACACTCCAGAGTTTGATCAATTATTATTTTACTTACCTTTATCAGGATCAACCTTTAAAAAAGTTTACTACGATGAAATTATGCAAAGAGCAGTTTCTAAATTTGTTCCTGCAGAAGATTTAATTGTTCCATACTATGCTACCGATTTAAAAGACTGTGAAAGAATTACTCACTTAGTTAAGATGGGTGAGAATGATGTTCTTAAAAAACAAAAAGCAGGTTTTTATAGAGACGTAGAATTAATTCCAAAACAGCCAGAAAAGAATCCAATACAAGATAAATTAAATGAATTAGAAGGTGTGAAAGCATCTGGACAAAGAGATTATCAATATAACATTTTAGAAATGCATGTAGATTTAGATCTAGATGAATATGAAATGGATAATTCAGAAAAAAATATTAAAGTTCCTTACATTGTAACGATTGATGAAGGTTCACAACAAATTTTATCTATTTACAGAAATTATAATCCTGAAGATGAAATGATGAAACGAAAAGAATACTTCGTTCACTACAAATTTTTACCAGGTTTAGGCTTTTATGGCTTTGGTTTAATTCATATGATTGGTGGTTTATCACGAGGAGCCACTTCTGCATTAAGACAATTGTTAGATGCAGGTACTTTAGCGAACTTACCAGCAGGATTTAAATCTAGAGGAATCAGAATTAGAGATGATGACCAACCTTTTCAACCTGGAGAGTTTAGAGATGTTGATGCACCAGGCGGAAATATCAAAGATCAGTTCCAAATTTTACCTTTTAAAGAGCCAAGTCAAACTTTATTTCAACTTTTAGGCTTTGTCGTACAAGCAGGACAAAGATTTGCAGCGATTGCAGACATGCAACTAGGTGAAGATGCTCAAAATAGAGCTGTTGGAACAACAATTGCACTCTTAGAACGTGGTTCAAGGGTCATGAGTGCTATTCACAAGCGTTGTTACTATGCAATGAGACAAGAATTTAGACTTTTAAGCAAAATTTTTAGTGATTACCTACCGCCAGTGTATCCATATGCTGTTTACGGGGCTGATAGAGCCGTTAAAATACAAGATTTTGATGATCGAGTGGATGTAATACCTGTTGCAGACCCAAATATATTCTCAATGTCGCAAAGAGTGACGTTAGCAAACGAAAATTTAAAAATTGCAATGTCAAATCCACAAATGCACAACCTTCATGAAGCATATAGACGTGTTTATGAAGCATTAGGGACAAGACAGATTGATACTTTGTTAAAACCACCAGAAACACCAACTCCAAAAGACCCTGCAACCGAAAATGCAGAAGCTTTACAGATGAAAATGTTAAAAGCTTTCCCAGAACAAGATCATGATTCACACATTGCTGCTCATAGAGCATTTATGGCGACTAGAATGGTTCAAATTAATCCAATGGTGTATGCATTACTTCAAGGACATATATCTGATCACGTTGCAATGAAAGCTCATGGTGAAATAGGTGCAATGATACAGGAAGATCCAAATATGATGATGATGCAACAACAAGATCCTCAAGGATTTAAAGTTCAATTTGATAGTATGGTTGCAAAAAAAGTTGCTGAGATTACAACAATGTTAGCACAAGAAGAAGCAGGTGCTCAAAAACCAGATCCACTAGTACAATTAAAACAAAGAGAATTAGATTTAAAAGCTATGGATATGCAAAGAAAAGCTATGGAATCACAAATGGATTTTGACGTTAAAGAATCTCAATTTGATGAAAAACTTGATTTAGAAAGAATGAAAGTTGAAAATCAAGAGCAACAATCAGATGATAGATTACAAGTTGCTAAAGATAAATTAAATTTACAAGCAATGCAAATGGCACAAAGAAATGAAAAGAAAAAAGTTTAAAATATTTAAAGCAAAGGGTGGAGGTATGGATGCTTCATCTCCTGATTTTGGCGGTTCAGGTTTTGCACCAAGTCCAGGTGATACAGGTGGGGCTGGTGGACATCCTAGCGATCCAGGTTCAGAAGCTGGTTCAAATTTTGGATCACCGACTGGAACAAGTTTTTCTCAAACTAAAAGTGAAAACAATGTTCAAGCAAGAAAAGGACCAGTTCAGGTACCTACTATTGGCCCTTTAAGTTTAGGTTTTAATTTAATTTCAAGAAGTTTATATAATAAGAAAAATTTAGAAGAACAAAAAAAAGAAGATCCATTGGGTGGAGAAATGTTAACCACTCGTCCCAAAACAACAAAACAAGTTACAATAAATGACAGAGGAGATAACACACCACCACCACCTCAACTATGTCCTGATGGCAGTAATCCACCGTGCAAATCCCCAGCTGTTCAATATGTAGCTCCAAAACAAACAAGTAAATTTTTAGAAGGATTCAAAAGCTATGACGAAGGTGGAGAAATTGTGATAAGCTCTAACGTAGATAAGGATTTATTATGATAGGTAAAAAATTTGGTCCACCACCTAAAAAAGGTCCTAACCCACAAGTACCACCAGTTAAATTTGGTGAAGGTGGAATGAAATGTCCTCATAGAGACATGACAGATAAAAATATGTATCCTGGTAATAACGGAATACAAATTAAAGGTTTTAAATTTATAGGAGTACGATAATGTTTAAATGGATTAAAAAATTGTTTACACCTAAAAAACAAGTTTACGATCCAAAACCAGTTGAAAAGGAACCTTGCTGGAAACATGAAAAATTTAAAAAAGGTTGTCCAATTTGTAGGAATTTAAACAATGGCTCTTAAATATATTGGAAGTTTAATAGCTAAAAGAGTCTTAAAAAATAGACCTGATTTACATAAAAAATTTGATAAAATTATGAGAGATGATGTTGACCCCTCATCTTCTGTAGAATCACAAATTTCAGAAGCTTTAAGAATTATGAGAAGTAAAGTAGATAAAAAAACAACAGGAGGGGAAGTTATTATAGCAAAAGGTGGAGATTATATAAAAGATTTGCTATAAGTCTGCATGTGGTCATTTTTATCTAATAAAGAAAAATTAATTTTATTATCTGGAATTTTTGAAGGTGAAGGAACTTTTGGTAACCATAAAAATGGTACGAGAAACGGTACAATAAGATATCAAATTCAAGCCTGTGTTAGTATGTCTGATAAGGACATAGTTTATAAATTTTTAGAATTTTTTAAATGTGGTAGTATCTGTGAACCTTCTTTAAGAAAAAATCATCATAAACAAATGTATAAATGGAGAGTAACAGGGGAGCGGGCTTTATTTGTTATTAATGAAATGATACCATATTTAGGAATTAGAAGACAAAGTAATTATTATGGCATGGTTCAATCTATTAGGAATGGCGATAAAGACTGGAGCCCATATATACTCCAACCGTCAAAAGACAAAACAGGCAATGTCAGATGCTCAGTTGAGATCGGCAGAAGCAATGGCCAGAGGAGAGAAAGAATACGAAGGCAAGCTTCTTGAAGCAAGACAATCGGACTGGAAAGACGAATTTATTTTATTATTGCTATCAGCCCCAATTGTACTCCTTGCGTGGGCAGTATTTTCAGATGATCCAGCAGCTATGGATAAGATGAAATTGTTCTTTGAGTATTTTTCACAACTTCCATTTTGGTATCAGACAATTTTCGTGGGCGTCATAGCGAGCGTGTACGGACTTAAAGCAACTGATTTAATTAAACGAAAGTAGTTGCAATTTAAATTATATCCAATTATACACTCTATATGAATCAATATAGATGTTCTCATCCAGAAGACTTAAACATTTTTGATGAATGTATCCAACAATTAAAAAATAAATATGGTGTTACAATCGAAATTGGTGTACATGAAGGTGGAGGTTCAAAAAGAATTATAGATGCTTATAGAAAGTTTTATCCTGATGCTCATCACTATCACATTGGTGTTGACCCTTTTGGATCCGCTCCTTACACACACACTGATGCAGACTTTAAGGAAAATAAAGTTGATTATCGTTACGGTGATGAAAAGCGTTGGTATCTTCAAAAAGCGATAGTTGATAATGGAGATAAAAATTTTATCTTTTTACAATTAGAGTCTTCAGAATATTTTAAAAGATTCCATGACGGATATCCAATGTTCATCAAAGGGAAAAAATATAAATTAGCTAAATATGATTTAGTTCATCTTGATGGATTACATGCAATCAAATGGGTATTTGAAGAAATATGTTTTTTTGATGATCGAATGAGTCCAGGAGGTTTCATAGTATTTGATGATATTGATAAAATTGATATGCAAGTCGTAGATGATTACATGAGACACTTAAAATGGAAACCTTTTAAAAGTGGTAATAAAAAATCAGCTTATGTTAAGTGTTAGTTTTTTCTGTACAAGAAAACAAAACTTAATGGAAATATTAAGTGCTTATAAAGATGTACCTGAGATATCTGAGATATTAGTTGTTAGTTTAGATAGAATCGAAATTAAAAATAAACCTAACAAAATTAAATTAATACATATGCCTAAAGATTCTGATCTAGGTTTACTATCAAGATATACTTTTGCTTTATCTTGTAAAAATAGATATGTATTTATTCAAGATGACGACTGGGTATACGAACCAGAAATGATTATAAGATTATTTAATGTACAAGAACCTATAGCAGGGTGCCACCCAAGATGGTTTTATGATGAGATGTATCAAAAACAACCTAAATTTAAAACTGACACAGCACCAATATTGTTAACTTGTGGCGTGATGGTTGATACATGGTACTTACCTGCTGTAATACAAGATGCTAAACAATTTTGGGATAAGTATGACGAAGTATACAATGGCGAAGATATTTTTATGTCTAGAGCGATTGCTAAAGCATCAGAACAAAAAGAATTTAAATTTTTTCAAGGAGGCTTTAAAGGATTAGATGAAGGGATACCTTTATGGAAAAAAAATGATCCCTTTAGAACAGATATAACAAAGAAAATATACGGTTATTTTAATGAATCTTGATTTAGATACACTTCAAACTTTAAGACACTTTATTAAAAAACAAATGGAACGTGTTAAAGAGGATTTAGTGTACCATGTAGACACAATCGATAAACTCCAGTATTCTAGAGGAAAACTCAGTGCATTTGAAGCACTGCTACAGGATCTAAAAGACCTGCAGAAAACAGAGGAGAATATCGATGACGATAGTAACACCTGATAGTACCTTAGTTGGTCTATCAAATTCAAAAGAAAAGGTTGCTCCAGAATCTAAAGAGATGGAGATACCTACTGATCCCGAAGGGATTAAAAAATATCTAGACGTAATACCTAAGCCTGTTGGTTACAGATTATTGGTTAGACCATATGCTGGCCCAAAGAAAACTAAGGGTGGTATCTTATTAACTGATAACGCAAGTGAAACAATTCAGATGACAACTGTTGTTGGATTAGTCGTAGCTTTGGGTGATCTTTGTTACAAAGATAAATCTAAATTTCCAGAAGGCCCTTGGTGTAAACAAGGACAATTTGTAATCTATGGAAGATATGCAGGTTCTAGATTTAAAACTAAATATGGTGAACACCGTATTTTAAATGATGATGAGATCATCGCTACTATCGCAAAACCAGAAGATATTCTTCATCTATATTAAATAAGGAGTAATAAAATATGTCGAAAGAAGAGTTGCAACCAAAGGTACAACCTGAAGTTGAATTAGATATGGATGATGTTACTGAAACGTCAGTCGATCTAAAAGAGGAACAAAAGTCAGAAGATAATCAACCTGACCTTAATAAAGGTGAAGTTGATTTAGGTTATCAATCGTATGATTCTAAATCTGATGAAAAACCAGAAATAGAAGAAATTGATGAAACCACTCAAACTGATTCTAAAGAATCAAAAGAAACTAACTTACAAGATTTTTCTGAAGGAGTTCAAAAAAGAATTGATAAGTTAACAAGAAGATACAGAGAAGCTGAAAGAAGAGAACAGGCTGCTTTGGATTATGCAAAAAGCTTGCAGAAAAAATATTCTGATTATGAAAAGAAATATGACACTGCAGATGAACAATATCTAAAAGAGTTTGATGCAAGAGTAGATTCTCAAAGAGAACAAGTTAAACAAAAACTTAAAGATGCCATTGAGTCTAATGATGCAGATAAGATTATGGAAGCTAATGATGAGCTGACTAGACTTACTGTTGAAAAAGAAAAAGCTAGAATCAAAATGGCTGATAGAGAAGCTAGAATCAAAGCTCTTGAAGAACAGAAATCTCAAAAACCAGAACAAGAACAACAATACCAGCAACAACCTGCTGAAGCTACTGAAAAAGCTAAAGCCTGGGCTGGTAAAAACACTTGGTTTGGTAATGATAGAATCATGACTAATGCTGCATTTACCATCCATGAAGAACTAGTGGGCATGGGTATTGATGTGGAAAGTGATGAGTATTATAATGAAGTTGACAAACGAATGAAGGAAAATTTCCCTCATAGGTTTGCTCAATCTGAAACTGAGATACAACGGAAACCCGTCCAAACCGTTGCTTCCGCTGGAAGAAAACAACAAGGACGCAAAACTGTGAGACTCACCAAATCACAGGTGGCTATTGCCAAAAAATTAG